TACATTCCAAGTACAGATAGACTTTTATAGGGATAGATACGAAGAAGAGTTTCAAGCTATTCTAAGAGATGGTGTCGAATATGATGAAGATGGTGGTGGCACTATATCAGATAGCGAGAAAGAAGCCCTACACAGCCTTAGATTAGTGAGATAATGGAAGTATCAGCCAAGATAAATAGTATTGAGGTTACAAACTTTTTAAAAAATATAACTCGTAAACAAAAGTCAGTTATTGATAAGGGTTTAAAAAGAGTTTCAAATATGGCTGTTCTGATGATTACAAAGCGTACACAGAGCGGAAAGCTACCAGATGGTGGTAATATGCGACCTTATGCAAGTTCAACTGTCAGAGGGCGAAAAAAGAGGGGTAGGCAGACTGGTTTTGTAGATTTAACTGATACTGGCAAAATGTTTAGAAGTTTAGACTTTAGAACTGGTGGATTTAAAAGCACATTGTTTTTTGCTAACAAGGAAAGAGCTAAAATAGCAAGTTATCATGACACATTTGGTGTAGGCAGAAGAAAGATAACAAGACCTTTTTTTGCTATAGGCGATAAAGAGGAAGATAAGTTAAGAGCAGAGTTTTCAAAATTTTATTTTAAAGAAATGAGATTATGAGCAAAAGAGAAGACATAGCTAGTAATATAATAACTGTACTTGATGCTGTAAGCAGTCCTATCGAGTTTAAAAAAATTACTAGAGAACCTTTTGAAGTAGAAGAATTATCAGATGCTCAATTTCCCGCAATGTTTGTACAAAGTGGTGATGAAACAAGGGAAGTTCAAAGCATAGGTGACACAGGTTCTGGAAGTTATAATGGCACAATAGATTTTTTAATTGTGGCTTTTGGTAAAGGAACAAATACAAATATTGATACAATTAGAAATCAATTAATTGAAGTTATAGAAGAAACATTAGATAATGATGTAACCAGAAATGGAAACGCTATAGATACTCAAGTTATCGAAGCATCAACAGATGAGGGAACATTATACCCTTATGGGGGTGTTAGAATAACAGCGAGGGTTTTCTATGAATATACTAGAGGAGATTCATAATGGCTAAAGATATACAAATGACTAAGGGTAAAAATACTATTACCATTACAGCAGAGAATTTGGAGCATTTTCAAAAGCTAGGTTACAAAGAAGCTAAGAAAAATGTTGCAAATAAAGCCGAAAAAAGCGATAAATCAGAAATCAAAGATAAGGAGTAAAACATGGCTACACATCACGGAAAAGAGGGCGTTGTAACTGTTGCAGGAACAGCTATGGGTAATGTAACAGGTTTCACAATAGATACTACACACGATACAGTAGAGGATACAGAGTTATCTGATGCTACAAAGACATACATAGCAGGTAGAGGTACTTTTACAGCTAGTATTGACATGAACTATGATGAAGAAAGTACAGAGCAGTCATCATTAACTACTGGTTCAAGTTTGGCATTTATATTCTTGCCAGAGGGTAATACAAGTGGTGATGAAAGTTTAAGTGGTACAGGAATTGTTACAGGTATGTCTATAGGTCTTACATTAGATGGTGTAACAACAAGAACTGTTTCAATACAAGGTACTGGTGCATTAACTGTAGGTACTGTATAAGATATGTCAGAAAAAATAGACTACTTTGATGGTATTAAAGAGCATTTTAGTACATTAGAAACTCAAATAATCGAAGTGCCAGAGTGGGGTTTAGTAGGTGATAAAGCTATTTACTGCAAACCTTTTAACATGCTTGAAAAACAGAAAATTTTTAAGGGTGCTTCTGGTACTGACCTCATAGTTTTGATTGACGTAATTATAGAAAAAGCATTAACAAAAGATGGCGATAAAATGTTTAATGCTACTCATGTTTTGGCATTTAAGACCAAAGCTGATACAGATATAATTGCTGATGTTGCTACTAGAATTATGGGTACAGCAACAGAGAATATTGAAGAGAATAAAAAAAACTAAAAAATGATGTAGAGTTACATAACATTTTTGGTTTAGCCGAAAAACTACACAAGTCTGTTTCTGAAATCTTGCAAATGACAGTTGATGAGTTTAATATGTGGATAGCATATTTTCAAATCGAAAAAGAAGAGCGAGAAAAACAAGAACGATTAGCAAGGGCTAGAAGATAGTGGCAACAAAACAAGTAAATATAGACATATTAGCCAAAGATAAGACCCAAAAGGCTATGCAATCAGCCACTAAAGGCGTTAATAAATTAAAAGATAATGTTCAACAATCAGTAGCACATCAACAAAAATCATTTAATGCTTTAGGTAATACAGTTAGAAATGTAATTGGCGGTGTTATTGTTTTCCAAGCACTTAGATTTAGCAAGCAAATGGTCGATATGGCTAGTTCTGTTGAAGAAATGCAATCAAAATCTTCAGTTGTTTTTGGTAGATTTGTTTCAGAAGTAAGGGTTCAATTAGAAAAATTTGGCGATACAGTAGGTAGAAGTACCTTTGAATTAGAACAAATGGCATCTTCAATACAAGATACATTTGTGCCTATGGGCTTTGCTCGTAAAGAGGCATCACAACTTTCAGTACAATTAACTAAATTAGCAGTAGACGTTGCATCATTCAATAATGCAAGTGATGTAGAAACTATGATGGCTTTTCAAAGTGCATTAGTTGGTAATCATGAAACAGTAAGAAGATTTGGTGTTGTTATTACTGAAGCGACATTAAAGCAAGAGCTTCTTAGAATGGGTATAACAAAAACTGCTGATGAAATAACTAATGCTGAGAAAGTACAAGCAAGATTAAATTTAATTATTGCAGGTACAGCAGATGCTCAAGGAGATGCAGAAAGAACAAATACAAGTTTTGCAAATTCGATGAAAGCATTAAGTGCAGAATTTCAAGAGTTTATGGTTGAAGCTATTAATCCTATGTTACCTGCATTGTCCAAAATGGTGCAATCCCTTAAAAACTCAATTATAGAAACAAAAGAATTTTTAAGGTCTATAGGTTTGTTAGATGAATTAAATAAGGTTATTCCGATTGTAGACCACTTAAAAGAAAACTCAGATGCACTTGCAAAAGCTGAGGCACAATTAGCATTTGAAGAAGAAAAATTAAATGCAGTTAGAAAAAATTCTTTAAATCCATTTAAATTGTTATCAAAAGAAAATGAAAAATATGGATTTGGTATATTGTCTGGTGAAAATGCAATCAAAAAAAATATAACTGCTTTAAAAGAACAAATTGAGACTATTAAATCATCAAGGGAAACTATTGTACTTGAATCTGAAGCAAGGGATTTGCAAACGAAGTTTATTGACAAGCAAACTGAAGCTATAAAAAAACAAAACAAAGCTAAAAAAGCAGGTCTTGATATCGCTCAGCCAATCCAAAGACCAGACTTTATAGGAATGGGCGATTTTATGGGCAGTAGAGACCAAATGCTTACGCCATCTATGACAGGCTCGGAATTATTAGGTGGTGCAAGTCCTCAAATAGTAGCACTACAAGATATGGCTGATATGGAATTACAGATAGCCAAAAGTACAGCAGATGAAAAATTAAGTATTTTAAATTCATTTAATCAAGGTTTTATGGCTTCTTTAGATAAACAAAAAGATGCTTTTACTCAAATAGAAGATATTGGTAAGGCTAGTTTTGGGAAATTAAAATCAACACTTACAGATTTTGTAATGACAGGTAAACTTAACTTTGCTGATTTAGGTAAATTTGTTGTTAGGTCATTTGTGGAAATGTTAGTAGGTGAAGCTGTTAAGATGGCTTTCAGCAAGTCTATGGCTATGTTTAAGATGGATGCTATTAAAAAGGCTATGATTAGCTTGTATGAGGGTGCTATGAAGACTTTTGCTAGTATACCTTTCCCATTTAATATTGTGGCTGTAGGTGGAGCTTTAGCTTTTGGTGCAAGTCTTATTAATAAAATAAAAGGTTTTGAAAAGGGTGGTAGACCACCAGTAGGTCAACCAAGTATTGTAGGTGAGAAAGGTGCAGAATTATTTGTGCCAGACCAAGCGGGAACAATAGTGCCAAATGATAAATTAGGCATGGGTAAACAAGTAACAGTTAATTTTAATATAAGCACAGTAGATGCTAGAGGTTTTAACGAATTATTAGTTAATTCTAGGGGTACTATTGTAAACATGATTAATAATGCTGTTAATGAAAAAGGTAGAGTGGCGATTATATGAGTGGAGCATTACCAAATACCAGATTTAATGCGATTAACTTTAAAAGTAATCAAAAGACTTTGCTTACTGAAACCGATAGTGGCAAGACTTTTAGAAGGCAAATACAAGGTCAAAGATTTAGCTTTACAGTAGCATATCCACCTATGACAAGGTCTGAGTTTGCACCAATTATGGCATTTATAATGAAGCAAAGAGCTAGAAAAGAGAACTTTACAGTAACAATGCCAAGCTTTTTAGACTCACAGGGCAACGAAACAGGAACTTTGCTAGTAAATGGTGTACATTCTGCAACGGACACTACAATCGCTTTAGATGGCTTTGCAGGAGATGGTGCGGGTAGATTAAAAGCAGGGGATTTAATTAAATTTGCTCATGATAAAGTTTATATGGTTGTTGAAGATGTAACATCATCTAGTAATTCAGCCACAGTAACGATTGAACCACCATTAAGAGAAGCCCTAGCAGATGATACTTCTGTAACTTATGATTCTATACCTTTTAATGTTCATTTAACTAGTGATTTACAAGAATTTAGCTCTAATCAAGTTGATAAAGACGGAAACTTATTATTTACATATGAATTTGATGTTATTGAGAGTTTATAATGCCCAGAGGTTTAACAAGTGCAGTTAAAACAGAATTAGCCACAGGCAATATTGAGCCAGTTCTTTTGATAGAAGTAGGTTTTTCAACACCAATTTATTTAACCAATGCAAGTTTTGACATAACCTCTAATGTTAGTGGCACAGCAAGGACATACTTATCAAATGGTCATTTTAGAGGGATTACTGGTGTAAATGAAACAAATGCACCTACAAAGAACTCATTAACCCTTAGTTTATCGGCTGTTGACCAAACTTATGTATCTTTTGCTTTAACTGAAAACATAATTAATAATAATGTTTATATTTATAGAGGGTATTTAGATATAAACCTTAGTTTGATAGCTGACCCATTTTTATTTTTTTATGGCACTATAGATGAGTTTAAGCTTTCAGATAATACATCAACAGCTAATTTGCTTTTGGTTGTAAGTTCGCATTGGGGAAATTTTAGTAAAACTAGTGGT